AAAGATGCAAAGAATCTAACAGAACAAAAACGCCAATATGTTTCTACATATGGTTATGAAAATGTTGCAGACTATCTCAATATGAAAACAGACAAGTTGATCAGAAAAGAAAACTTTGATCGTTATGAATTTGATAGTATTGTCACATGGTGGAAAAAGATGGCAACAAAACGATTTAATAATCTCCAAGATCAAGGCAGATTAAGAAACGAATTAGAAGTCTGGTCTAAAAATGCAGACATAGATATTATCAGATGAGTGAGAAATATACAAAAGAAGATGCAATGAGAACTTTGCAAAAACAGGCTTGGGATAGAGCAATGAAAGATAATTATAAACCCAATGCTGGCACACCACACGATTGGGAAGATTACGAAAAAAATAAAGAAGATGAAGAAACTGATTGAACAAGGTGTTTACAGAGTAGTAGATAATCCATTTGAAGAACAAGCAGGTATAGAACTGTTAGAGGGTGAATACAAAGGTCTTGTTTATCAATACAATAAAGTCCAATTAATCGATGGCGAACCTCAACTCAACTTTGATAGAGTGATAAGAAGATTACCAGAAGGTGTCGAGAAGAGTGAGGAGAGCATACAAGAGTTACTAAATAATAGCGAATTGAAATCCCTTATGGGTGATATACTAGTTGAGTTACTAGAGGAACAAGTTAAAAATGAACAGAGAAATTCTAAAAGCACAGATAAAGAGACATGAGGGAGAAGTCCTAGAAATCTATGAAGATAGTCTAGGGTATCTAACCTTTGGTGTCGGACACTTAATCAAAGAAGATGATCCAGAACATGGTCAACCAGTTGGCACACCTGTAAGTCAAGAGAGAGTTGACGAAGTATATGATCATGACTTTGATAAACACTTAGAAGAAACAGTAAAGTTACTTACACATTACGATACTGATTTCGAAGAATTACCAGAAGACATTCAACATGTTCTTGTTAACATGTGTTTTAATCTTGGTATAAATCGTCTCGGTAAATTCAAGATGATGCTACATGCCGTTAGTAGAGGAAGTTGGAGAGAAATGGCACTTCAAATGGAAGATTCAAAATGGTATGGCCAAGTAGGCAGAAGATCGGTTGAATTACAGGAGATGGTAAGAGGTGTTCAGTCCTAAAGACGATGCAAAAGTCAAATGTATTCGCCTAAACACAGGCGAAGTTATTATGGGTTTCGTGAAACAGAAATCCGATGGCGATCTAATTATTGAAGAGCCACAAATCATTTTGACAACGGCAGAATCAGGTAAAATGCAAGTTGACTTTGCACCTTGGATTCCATATGCAAAAGACTGGACTTTTGTTATATCAAAAGACCAGGTACAAACAACATTTGAACCAAGGCCACAACTAGAAACTAATTATAAGAATGTTACAGGTAATAATGTAAGAGGTATGGTGAAAAAATGAAAGATATGACAAACGAAATTTTAAAATCAGTTGTTGCTCATGCAGATGGCATGATTGCAAAACACAAAACAAATGCTTTAGTGCATTGTAAAAATTCAGTGGGTGTTGCCGAACATGGTGATCACCACGAAACAATCCAAAAAGAACTAGAAATGATTGCACATTATGAAGACATCAAAGATGTTGTTCGCAAACATTTTTCAGATTACACAGAAAAGTCCCTTCTAAACGAATAAGTCTTGTAGTATAATAACTACATGGATTTTTATACAAATGTTTGTCGCAGTCGTGACAAGATACTAGTACAAGGTTATGCAGGCGGTAAGAAACAAAAGATTGCAGTTTCTTACCGACCAAAGCATTTCATTCCCTCAAAGAAAGGTCAAACACCTTACAAATCTCTAGACGGCAGACCACTTGAAGTTGTAGAACTCAACTCAATGGGTGGTGCAAGAAAGTTTAGAGAGAAGTATGAAGGTGTAGAAGGCTTCGAGATACATGGTTATGACAGATATGTCTACACATATATCTCAGATAAGTTTCAAGGTGACATTCAGTGGGACTTCAACAAGGTCAAAATTGCTACACTTGATATCGAGTGTGAGTGTGAAGATGGTTTTCCAGAACCAATGCTTGCATCTGAAAAAGTAAATGCGATCTCAATCAAACCATTCAACAAAGAAACTGTAGTATTCGGTATCGGTCCATGGGATCATAATCGTACAGATGTAATCTATATCAATTGTAAGAATGAGTTTGATCTCTTACAAAAGTTTATTAAATATTGGCGAACAGAGTGGTTCGATATCATCACTGGTTGGAATGTAAACAGTTTTGATATTACATATCTTTGTAATCGTATCGATAGACTCATGGGTGAGAATGAACATACAAAACTTTCGCCATGGGGTCAGTCAAATGTCAGAGAGTTTACAACACAGGGTTATCAGAAACAACAAGTCTTTGATCTTCTAGGTGTCAACATCATTGACTATCTAGAAATGTATCGTAAGAAAACATTTGTCAATCAAGAATCATATAAACTAGATCACATTGCACAGGTAGAACTTGGCAAAGGTAAACTAGACTATTCAGAATATGGTTCACTTCATACATTATACAAACAAGATTATGCAAAGTTCCTAGAATATAATGTTCGTGATGTTGTTCTTGTCGAAGAACTTGATAACAAACTAGGATTTATGGAACTTGTTATGTCTCAGGCCTATACTGCAAAGTGCAACTACTCAGATACATTTGGCATGGTGAAGTATTGGGAAACTATCATCTATAACTTCTTAAAAGATCAAGGCATACAAACACCACCACAAAGACTCAAGACAGGCAACGATAAGAACAAACCGATTGCAGGTGCATATGTAAAAGAACCACTTGTTGGTGGTCACAATTGGGTCATGTCATTCGACTTGAACTCTCTATATCCACATATCATCATGCAATATAATATTTCGCCTGAGAAACTTGTAAGAGGCAATCGTCAAGATGTAAGTATCGAAAGACTATTAGATAAACAATGTGATCTATCATATTGTAAACAAACAGACACATGTGTTGCACCAAACGGTGTTCTATTCTCTAGAGACAAACAAGGAATGTTTCCTGAACTCATGGAAACTTTTTACGAAGAGCGTAAAGAGTGGAAGAAAAAGATGATTGAGTATCAGAAAGAGAAAGAGAAAACAAAAGATGTCAAAAGATTAAGAGAACTTGATACACTAATCAAGAGGGCATATAACAATCAACAAGTTCGTAAGATCGCCTTGAACTCAGCTTATGGTGCGATGGCGAATCAATACTTTGCTTTCTTTTCTATTGATCTTGCAGAGGCAATCACAATGTCAGGTCAGTTGATCATCAAGTGGGCAGAGAAGACAGTAAACAGTTATCTAAATGATCTTCTTAAAACAGAAAACGAAGATTATGTTGTTGCAATGGATACTGATTCAGTTTACATTACAATGGACAAATTTGTAAATCAAATCTTTCCCGAAGATACACCAAAAGAAAAAGTCATCGACTTCTTATCAAAGGCAGAATCAAAGATTGAAGAAGCACTTGCAGAAGGTTTCAAAGACTTAGCAGATTACACTAACGCCTTTCAACAGAAAATGGAAATGGGCAGAGAAGTCATTGCAGATCGTGGTATCTGGACTGCCAAGAAAAGATACATTCTCAATGTACACGATAACGAAGGTGTAAGACTTGCACAACCAAAACTAAAAATGATGGGCATTGAAACTGCAAAGTCTTCAACGCCTCAATGGGTTCGTGACAAGTTGGCCACTGCATTAGAAGTTGTCATGAGAGGAACAGAACAAGAACTATGGGAGTTTGTTGAAACTGCAAGAAAAGATTTTCGTAATTTACCACCAGAAGAAGTTGCCTTTCCTCGTGGGTGTAAAGGTCTAATTCAATATCAATGCCCTACAAACATCTATTCAAAGGGTACACCGATTCATGTTCGAGGTTCTCTACTGTATAATCATTTGTTAAAATCCAAGAACCTCGACATGAGATATGAAATGATTAAGAATGGCGAGAAAGTCCATTTTGCATATCTCACCATGCCAAATCCAATCAACGAGAATGTCATATCATTTACTAGTGTTTTGCCTAGAGAATTTGATCTACATAGATTCATAGATTATGATATGCAATTCGAAAAGTCATTTGTTGAACCATTGAAAGCGATAGTGCAATTAATTAACTGGAATGTTGAACCAGTTGCATCACTTGACTCCTTCTTTGGATAAATAGATGGCATGTATAACGAATTAAATAAACGCATCGAGAAAGTCGAGTGCAGGTGCTTCGAATTAGAAAAGGATTCACACCCACCTATTGGTCTATGTGAGTTCGATGGCTTCAAAGAGTTAGTTTCAAGAATAGATGCGATTGAGGAAAAGTTAGAACAATGTATGAATATAATGTTAAAGTTGTCAAAGTAGTAGACGGCGATACGGTAGATGTAGATATCGATTTAGGATTCGGTATGACATATAAAAAACAAAGAGTAAGGATGTTGGGCATCGATACGCCTGAAAGCCGAACTAGAGATTTAGTAGAAAAACAATTTGGTAAGGCATCAAAGAAACATCTGAAAAAATTATTAGAAATGTCAGAAAGAATTAGTCTTATCTCACATGATAAAGGTAAGTTTGGTAGAATACTAGGCGAACTCTACGGTCATTATAATGAAGGACATCCAGTTTTTGGTGAGTCTTTCAACATCAATCAACAAATGATTGATGATCATCATGCAGTAGAATATGATGGTTCATCTAAAGAACTTATCGAACAAAAACATTTAGAGAATAGAAAAATTCTACAAGATAAAGGTGAAGTTGAGGTCCAAGGGGAACTAAAACTGTGATGACTATAAGTTATCTAGATTGTTTTTACCTTATTTCAATTATTACCATTTTTGGTTTCATCATTCATATAGAAACCAACATCAAGATTCTCATGGAGATGATGAAAGAACATACTCGATGCGAATCAATCAAAGATATTAAAAAGTCACTTGAAGAATAGTATATCTTTTGATATACTGTTAGTTATATTATGAGAGGTGCATATGAAATTTATTGACGAATTAGTTAAAGCATCTGGCAACGAGTATGCAAATATAGTTGCAGATGGTGTGGCTGCAGGAGATGTCGATTCATTTGTAGATAGTGGATCATACATCTTTAATGCGCTACTTTCAGGTTCACTTTATGGTGGACTTCCTTCAAACAAGATTACTGCAATCGCAGGTGAGTCAGCAACAGGTAAAACTTTCTTCGCATTAGGAATGTGTAAACAATTCTTAGAAGATAATCCTGAAGCTGCCGTAATCTATTTCGAATCTGAATCAGCGATCACAAAAGAAATGATCGAAGAAAGAGGAATCGATTCTAACAGAGTTGTTATCGTGCCTGTGGTAACAGTTCAAGAATTCAGACAACAGGCAATCAGTATCCTTGACAGATATTTGGAAACAGATGAGTCAGAAAGACCACCAATGATGTTCTGTTTAGATTCACTTGGTATGTTATCAACAACCAAAGAGATCGAAGACACAGCGGCAGGTAAAGAAACTCGTGATATGACCAGAGCTCAAGTTGTTAAAGGTGCCTTTAGAGTTCTAACACTAAAACTCGGCAGAGCAAAAGTTCCTATGATTGTTACTAATCATACTTACGATGTTATCGGTTCGATGTTCCCACAAAAAGAAATGGGTGGTGGTTCAGGACTTAAATATGCGGCTTCTTCTATCGTATATCTTTCGAAAAGAAAAGAAAAAGAGGGTAGTGAAGTTGTAGGAAATATTATACACTGTAAGAATGCTAAGAGTAGATTGACAGTTGAGAATAGGATGGTCGATGTCAAATTGACATACGATAAGGGTCTCGACAGATATTATGGTCTATTAGACCTTGCCCTTGCAAGTGGTGTTTTTGAAAAGGCATCTACAAGAGTTAAGTTACCAAATGGTAAAACAGAATTTGGTAAAACAATTAATAACAATCCAGAAAAATACTTCACTGATGAAGTTATGGAAAGACTAGAACTGGTAGTAAAAGATTATTTCAAATATGGAAACAAGACTAGAACAGACGATACTGAACAACCTGATACTGAGTGAAGAATACACTCGTAAGGTAATCCCTTTTCTCAGGTCAGAGTATTTCACCGACTCTTCGGAACAGTTGATCTTTAAGATCGCTAAAGAGTATTTCGATAGATACACGAAGAATCCAACAGTTGAAGCACTTCTCATAACACTAGACAAGACAACAGATCAATCTGATAAAGTTGTTGAGTCTTCAAGACAACTGTTAGAGAACCTCCAAGCTGAAGAGTCCCCTTTTGAGTGGATAGTTGAAGAGACTGAACAATGGTGTAAAGATAGAGCAATCTATCTAGCAGTTATGTCGTCTATCGATGTTCTCGATAAGAAGTCTCAGAGATCAACAGGTGAAATACCAGACCTTCTCAAAGATGCATTGTCAGTATCTTTCGATACTCACATCGGTCATGATGTGCTTGAAGATGCTGATGATCGTTTTGAGTTCTACAATAAAGAAGAAGAAAAGATTCCGTTTGATCTAGAATATTTCAACAAGATCACCAAAGGTGGTCTACCAAACAAAACACTTAACATTTGTCTT